AGCGCGGCCACGAACACTGGCGACCGCAGCGCAGCCACGAACACTGGCGACCGCAGCGCAGCCACGAACACTGGCGACCGCAGCGCAGCCAGCGTAGAGGGCGCGGATAGCGTTGCAATGTCTATTGGCTACGAAGGCCGCGCAAAGGCATGCAAAGGTAGCTGGATTGTCTTGGCCGAGCGCGATGATAATTGGAAAATTATCACCGTAAAAACCGCACAGGCAGGCGTTACGAAAGGTGTAAAGGCCGATACCTTCTACATGCTTAAAGGCGGCAAGTTTGTCGAGGTGGAAGATGCGTAACGAAAACGGCGTTATCACCCTGACCGAACCAAACGAGGTCTTTGTATTCGGTAGCAACGCACACGGCAACCACGCATGGGGAGCGGCCAGATACGCAGTTCTCAATTATGGCGCAATCAACGGCCAAGCCCACGGTCTACAGGGGCGAAGCTATGCGATTGATACCATGTCCGGGGCGGCTGAAATGGAATATCGCATAGGTAAGTTTTTGGCGTTTGCGCGGGAAAATCCGGACTTGGTTTTCATCGTCACGCCCATCGGATGCGGCATTGCTGGATACAGGCCGTGCGAGGTTGCGCCGATGTTTGTGGACGTGCCGGAAAATGTTGTTTTGCCGCACGAGTTTAAATAAAAACGGGGTTTTACTTTATACCGGAAATTGGTATATTTTACTGTACGCCTATGGATGCCCCTGTTTCAGGCTACCATTGGCAAGCAATTCCCGCTCTACATGGAATAACACGGATGCGCACCGTGCCATGTATCGGGCTTCGCAGTAGGTTTCGGCCTATTGTTGATTAAGAGCCAGCAGGATACGGTTAAACGCCGCCCTGCTGGTTTTTTGCACCTTATGCGGTGCAGCGCATATCAGGTATTGCCAATTTCCAATAGCTTCTTTTTGGCCATTTCTAAGAGCCAAAGAACGTCTGCTCCATCTGCCGCGCTGGATGCAAAATAAAAGTCTCCGTCTGCATCCCATCCTATGACGACAGCGGTTTGCATTTCCTTTGGCGCGTTTTCAAGTATTCTATCTGCTGGCAAATCCAAGCGCGTAACGCCATTAAAATATACCAGTTTACCGCCATTGTCGTTCATCTGCTTATCCAGCATCCATTGTGAAAATAGCCCGTATGAATTGGAGTGACAGTAGTTTCCCAATCGGGCGGCGGCGGGTTTGAGCGTTTGTAATATTGAAAGTCAAATTGCTCTACGATGCCAGCGGCGGTACATATCCACCTGATGGGCTCTGGCTTATTCGATTTCCAATTTGTCTTTGTGTCGCGCAAGTCTGTCCAGCCATTCAAAGGTATGTGGGCAAATCACGTCCATACCATTATCATGCCTTGTAATGCAGACTTTTTCAAGTTCGGCGGCGACTTTTGCGCCAGCCACTGGATACGCCGGACACTCGTTAGAGACCGCCGTTGCGCATCCGGTCAAGAATATCAGAAGGGCTAGCGGGAGCGCGGGAAGCGATTTCTTCCATTTTGCGGTAACGCTCAAGCTGTTTAAGCAGGACTTCGTTTTCATGTGAAACAACCGCGTATTTTTTATGCAGGCGGATATATAACGGGGTGACGATAACCGCTAATGCAATAGCTACCAGCCACCCCGTCATGGTTATTCCTTAACGTCAGCGTCAGAGAAAAAGAACGCAATCGCGCCAGCCAGCGCAACGCCGCCAGTGACGATGTATTCTTGCAGTTCCGGCGCAAGCGTCAGGCCAGCGGCTGCCGCAAAGCCGACCAAGCCTTGCCAAGTCGAGGGAAATTTAAAATGGTTCAAAACTTTGAGTGCGAGTGCTTTCATGGTTACTTACTCCTAAAATCCCAGTATGCGGGTTGCTCTCTTGTGTCAATATGGACAAATGCCGGATAATCGCCAATCGCCCTAAACCCCGCCTTCTTGGCGGCTTTATGTATCATATCACGGGTCAGGGTTTTTGTAATACGAATATCGAAGGCTTTACCTTTGACGTGCTGGCTGTTCTTAGCTCCGCCGATTTTCTTGTTATATGCTTCGCTACGATACCCGCTATTAACGACCACAGGAACGCCAACAAAGCCCCTGAAATCTTGCAGGGCATCCATGGCGGCAAAATCAATCAGAAGCTCTCCCGTGCCTTTACAGGCGATTTCCTTGGGGGTGAAATTCGGCCACCGCCAATGTGTCGGATTTACGTCTGAATAGTGCTTGTAAAAGCTGGTTGCCATATCAGAGTTTGAAGTGGGCGACGACAAACGAAATAGCCCCTGAAACCATTGTGACAATCGCCGCGCCAAGCTTAAACATTCCGCGCTGTTCGGCATGGGCATCCTCCAATGTGTCTAGGCGTTCATCGTGGTCTTTCAGCATGGCGGAGATATCGACGCGCATTTCCCGAATATCCTGTTTTACAGATTTGAGATATTCAAGAACAGGGTCGCTCATGCCGCTTTCTCCTCGCTTTTCCCCATGATATCACAATCATCCAGCGTAATGCCATGTTTATGCGCCCAGATGTAAAGCTGGTCTGTATCGGGAAAGCTTTCTCTGTGCCACTGTGCCCCGTCGAACACACTTGCGACTATGCCATAATGGGTTTTTTCGAGGTGCATCATAGTGAGGCCATTACAGCAGAAAAGTTAGCATTGATTTTCGCATGACCTGCATTGTTCGGATGCACCGTGTCAGCAAGGTCGGTCGTGTTGACGATGCTGGCATGGTTATCGACCAGAACGATATTAAGGCCATCCGCAGACAGTTCGGCAATCATGTCGTCGATGATGTCATTATACTGGTCGATAATCGCAGACGTGATGCCGAAGGACGTGTACCCCGCGGGGCTGTACTGGATAACGTTAGAGAGGGCTACCCCGGCACTGTTGATATCGTCAGAACCAGCGACAAAATCAAAATAGAAATATTTTCCGTTGGCAGATGTCACTGTGATTTCTACGGTATGGCTGCCAGCGCCAAGGCCGCTAAAGCGTTCGCACGCTCCGGCAAAGCTGTTGCCGCCTACCGTGTTGCCGTTCATATAGCAACCAACCGTGCCGACCAGATTGGCATCCACGCGCACCTCGGCGGTGCTGTCAGCCAGTGTTGAATTCTGAATAATGTATCCGAGATAAAGCGTGTCGCCGCTGAAAGTCTCAGTGACCTTTGCGCCGTTTTGCGTCGTGACGCGGCCAAAGGCGTTGCCGCCAGTGTTGTTCCACGTACCTGTATAGACAGCCGTGCCGGACGTGCGGGCTTTCTTCAAAGTCGGGCAAGTCAGCCAGACGATGCCGGAGCGCAGGAAACGTTTGAAATAACCTTGTTTCTGTGCGTCGCCTTTGTAATGGCGGGCGTCATTCGTGCCAATCATGATTGCATATTTCTTAGATGGCTCTGCGGTGTGACTGGTTTGAATGACCTTCGCCATGTCGCCAGCACCGTTGCCGGAGACGGCAGCGGTTTGCGGGGTGAAAAGGCCAATCCACGAATTAGCGGCAGGGCTTGCGCCGGATGAAGTGGTGTTCGTGCTGATGCTGTCGCCAAAAGCTTTGAACGTCATTTTAATCTCCTGTTTATGGTTTATGCAGCGTCATACTGGCTTAAAAATGTATTAAGCGCAGTATATAGGTTAGAGTGTTGTGTAGCGTCGAGAGAGCCGCCAATAAATCCAACGCGTAGACGTGCGGTAGTTTGTGGAATACCTGAATTTGCATTTACAAAATTGAATACGTTACCAAGGCCTCCGCTTGCGCTAGCCGTCGTTCCTGTAGAAAAACTAGAGCCATTGAAATACATCTGGAAAGCACTTGCGCCAGAACGGTTCATAACGTGAAATCCATTGCCTCCGCCGCCAGCTGAAGTAGATGAGTTTGATGACATATTAATACGGCCATACTGATTACCGCCTGACAGATTAGGACAAAGTTGGTTATTACCGCTTGTTTCGCCGCATACAAAAGCGTTTTCAGAAGCAGTATTTATTGTCCACGCACCAAAAGACGCATCATTCTGTCTGAAATTTGGCAGACTTCCACAAGCTGTATTCATTGACAATCTATTGGAGTTGTTACCAGTGCAGTTAAAACCACTGTTTGTAGTATGCGTAACCGTTCCAACCACGTTCAACAAAGCATCTGCGCCAGTAGGGGAAACAAGATTAAGCCTACCCTGTGCGCTTGTCGTCATAGTCATAAGATAAATCGCGTCCATTTCTGTCCAGATATTATTTACAACTAGACTTGATACAAGCCTATCTACTATAATGTGATATTTCCCATCCAAAGGCGTAGCCATAGCAGACAAATAAGCTATAGTGTATGGATGAAGCCCGTTTTTTATTATTCCAATGTGCCTATTGTAGTATGACATTACGCCCCCTGCGACACGGCGAGGATATCCACCTTCGTGTCCGTCGCGTTCCAGACGCCAAACACATACAGCGTCTTGTTGATAACGGTCGAGGTCGGCAAGATGGTGCCGAGCGCGCGATACTGCGTACCCCACGTAATCGCCCGCGCCGTGCCGTTATCCTTGATGCGGAAGCCGACCGCAACGCCCTGCGCCCAAGTTCCGGTTGGGTTATTGACGGCCAGTGCAGAAGCCTGTGCGGTGCGGGCATGAAGGTCGTAATCAGGTGATGGCGTAATATCTCCGGAAGCCGACGACGATACGCGTGGCTCATCAACATATTTCTTCGTAGCAGCATCCTGCGCATTGGTCGGGTCGGCCATGTTCACGATTTTATTCGTCGTGTTCATGGAGATGTTGCCCAAAGCAACGCTGTTTGCCGTGTTTCCTACGCCAAATTGAAACGAATCTGTGCCGTTTTCTGCTTCAATTACTAGGCCTGCCGACGTTGCGGCAGAAATTAGGCCAGTTGAGGATATAGAGCCTGCTGGGCCTTGTTGGCCAGTCGCACCGCGCGTACCAGACAGGCGAATAGTCCAGTCTGTCAGTGTGCCAGAGCCTCCGATGTTTGTAATATTCATCACAAGCGAAGTTCCGCTATATGACGTAACTTGACCGTGCATATAATTAGACGGGTCAGCATCGGACGTAATCAGAAGCCAGTTGCCAGCTTCAAAGAATTTATCCGCTTGCGTGGTGAAAGACTTTGCGCCAGTGCCAATCGTGTTGCTGGTCGTGCTTGTGCCTACCAGCTTTTCAGCATATTCTTGCGCTTCGTCGCGGTATCCCTCTGCGGCAAGTTCGGCGGCCTGAGCATCATCACGCGCTAATTCAGCGGCAGATTGTGCAGCAAGAGCGCCAGTTTCAGCGGCTTCCGCAGCAGCCACAGCAGAAGAAGCAGCACCCAAAAGAAGAGAAGGCGCAAATACATAAATGTTATTCGTACCAGTCGGCGGGGCTGAGTTAAATGTTAATGTAGTGCCGTTTACCGTATATGCAGCGGGGTCTTGAATTTCGTAACCAGTGGTATCAAGGTTATTAATAACCACGTTGTCAACAGTTCCGGTAAATGCGTTACCAGTGAACGCAATCTCCTGCGTAGAGCCTGCGATAATAATTTCTGTGTATCTACCGCTTGCAGTGCGCTCAGTTCCGTTTGTGCCGCCGATAGACGGGATAATACCGCCAGCCGAGCGCGTAATGGTGTATGTCAGGCGATAAGCTTTATTTTCACTCAGCGTATTCGGAGAGGTCTGCGATAATGCCGTAGAAATAGCGCCTGTCGCCGTTGCAACGCCAGCGCCAATCGTCCAGCCCGTTCCCCTCGTCCAGTCCGTATCTGTGGCAAAGCTACCGTTTGTCACATACGAAAGCTGCGGTGTAGAAACATACACCATAATGTTTTTGCTGTCAGTACCGACATTTTCAGAAAGCGTAAATTCAGTTTCAGAGCCATCGCCAGAAAAGCTGTCAAAAAGCGGGTCAACAGCATCCGCAAGCGTGGAATATACAGTGACGTTATCAACGGTGCGAATTGTGTTCCCAAGGCTGTCAGTTACGACAAACTTATAAGAACCCGTACCAAAAACAACAGCGCGGCCAGATGTGTCAAGTTCAATCGGGTTTGATTGCTCGATATCGCCTGCTGCCGTTGTAAACGTAGGCTTGGGAGTGGTCGTTCCGGCAACGTATGTATAAACAAGGCCGCCATTAAGGGGATTGCCGTTATTATCTTCAAATTGCCAATACGGAGGAATAAGTAGTTCGGCCATTATTGTTGTTCTCCCTGTTCGATATTAGCAGAATTGCGCATTTCTTCCAGCATTTTCAAAACCTCTGACGCGCCGCCAGCAGGAATTGTCGTGATGCCGATTTCTTTCAGTTCGTTGATAATCGCAGGCGTCAGTTTGACCTCTTTTGCGCCTGCCTGCCCTACTCGCTGTCTGATTAAATCTTCGACAATGCGGGCTTTGTTAAGCTGTGAGCGAGTGGCAATATTACGAAGCGCAGAACTACCAGCCCACGATACTAAACCAGCGCCGAGGCCAGTCATAAGGCCGCCCGATGCAAAACCAGCAGCACCAGCGCCAAGAGCGCCAAGGCGAGAGCCAAAAACAGCGGCCAAATCTGTCAAAACGCCAGTTTCAGCAGCGCGGCGAATTGCTTCCTGTTCTTCTGGCGTATAGCCCTTTAGCTTGTTTTTATTATCCACAAGGTTTCTAAACCCTGTTTTAATTCCGGTTGCCGGAACTTGCATGTTTTCGGCACGTTCAATAATGCGCTCAATATCACGCAATCGCAGAGACGCAGCCCAATATTTACGAGCTTCTTTAATTGCATCAAATCCAGCCTTACCACCTACAACATCCGCATCCGTGGCGTTTTCCACAAGCCTGCGAAACTCTGATTGCATATCGAGGAATTTTTTACCTTCCGCGCTTACCTTGCCCATATCCATATCTTTGTAAGCAAGTTCGCCAAGGATTTCATCAATCTCTTTTGCAGCGCCTAGCGTCAGCGGCCTGTTTTGAAGCTGCTGCACACGTCCGAGAAGGCTTGTCACTTCATTGTCACCAGCCAGAATACGGCCTGCATAAGTTTGCGGCGCATTTTTGCTGATATTTTCAATAAATTTATTTGTGATAGACGGTTTCAAAATACCGCCTTGCGCTTCGGCCTGTTTAAACAGATTACCGCCGATTTCGCGCAACTGCTCAGATGTCATTTTTTCAACAGGTGCAAACTTTCCAGCGATAGCTTTGCCAACGCCTGCCGTGCTTTCTGCCAGCTTTTCGCCACGTTTTAGCGCAGGCGCACCGAGTAAGCCGATATTCGCCACGGCTTCGATGTTACGCGCTGCGCGGGGGCTTTCCTCGGCAAATTCACTGTATTTCTGCATACCAGCGCCAAGAGCGCCGAGAACGGATTGCCCGACAGGACTTGCCGCAAGTTCCTGAGCTTTTTCTACCACAGGTCGCTTGTATTGTTCCGGTATGATTTTACCGATACCAGAAGCAGCCGCGCCCATGATATTACCCATGATGTCGCCTGCGCCGCCAGCGATAGCGCCAAGCTGCTGGATTTCTTTCTCGCCCTCTGATTGCCTGCCCGCTGCCGTTTCTTCTTTTGCAACGCGCATTTGCTCTTTACGCATTTGCATATCAGCGGCAAGCTGGTCTAGAAGGCCGAGTTTTTCAGGCGCTTGCTCCACTTGCTGACCGCCGTATTTTTCCCACGGCTTAGCAGATTGTTCCACAGGCTGATATTTTTCCCAAGGTTTCATTATTGTACCTTTTTCCAGCTACTCGGATTAGAAGGGTCTCCGCCCATGAACATATAGCCATCTTCAACAGCGCCAGCTTGCGGAGCAGATTGGCTACGCGGCTGCTGGAAACCACTAACAGCCGCCTGAATATCCTCTGCGCTGTAAGGCTCTTGCGCACCAACCCTGCGGGCTTGGCTATTGATTGTTTCCATTTTCGTTTGAATAAAAGAGCGCAAAACAGCGTCTTTTTCCTGTGGTGACTTATTCGGGTCACCAAGCGTAACTTTAAGGCTTTCGCCTTCTTTTTGCGTAAACTGTGCGCCGAATGTCTGACGAAGCAAAGGCAGAATTTCGTTATCAACAATAGAAATATATTCCGTACGCGCTACAGCCGCATCTGGAACATCCATGCCGGCCTGACGCATAAGAAAATCACGCGCCTGCCCTGTCATGGTATAGGTTGCCAGCTTGCCGAGTGCGCTTAGTCTATTAGCCACCTGTTGAAGCTGCGGCATTGTTGCCATACGGTCACGCATTTCAGCCGTGATTTGACCTTCTGCTTTTCCAAGCTCTTGCGCCTTGTTCTTTTCGCGCTCAATCATCGGCTGCATCTGCAATTCAACGTCTTTCGCCGCCTGTGTTTCAGCGCGTTTTTTCTCTGCCGCACGTTGCGCCATAATCTGGTCATAGCCAGCAACAGATGAAATAGCGGGCGGCGTAAGAGAGGGACGCTGCATAGGGCTTGCGCCAATCTGTTCCTGCTGCTGCATAACGGCCTGTTCATGTTCTTGCATCGGGTCACCCTGCGGCAGTCCTTCAAATGCTGGCGGCAATCCCATAACTTGCTGCGTTACGTCTTGCTGCGGCATTTCAAACCCACCGGAAGGTTGACCACTTTGCGGAAGGTTATACATGATGCCACGGTCAAAACCGTATGTTTTTGCCGCCTGCCCCAAAAGGTTATATTGGCGCAATGCTTCATTCCGCTGGTTAGGGTCAAGGCTTTCATCCATGTAAGCCTTTTCAAGCTCAAACATTTTGTTGGCAATCTGCATAGCCGCAGGGGCAGAGCCTCCACTAGTCGCAGATTGTTGTGCCTTCTCAATATTAGCCTGAATAAGCTGGTTTTGCAGATTTTCGCGCTGGTTTTGCTTCATAGCCTGCGCAAGAGGAACAAGCCTTTGATAGACTGACAAATCAACCATAACTTTTCCTTACATGCGCTGTTGTTGCGGGTTTAGCAAGTTAGCAAGCGTTTCAGACAGAAGGTTAGAACGTGCCAGCGTAGTATTGGCGCGAATGTCACCGCCCTGCTGATACAGGTTAGCCATGCCACCAGCCGCGCCCAAACCTTGAGCCGATTGCTGCTGTAGATTGCGGACATAATCATTATACACTTGGTCAGCAAGCCCTTGGCCATATTGCTGGCTGGCTTTAAGAGCCTCACCAGAGAAGAAGCCGCCGCGGGATGCTTGCGCACGGTCAATCGCCTGCTGCCCTTGTTGAAGCTGGAATTGGTATCCCGGAGTGTTTCTCATTTGATTGAGAAGTTCTTCGTTGTTTTCATTCCCGCTTAGGCCGAGCAAGTTAGAAAGCTGTGCATTTGCCGCCGTACCAGATGCAGCAAACGGGGAAATGGCTTCAAGAGCCTGACGGTTTGCGCCGAGTTGTTGACGCTGCATGTCTCTGTATGCTTGCGTACCTTGAATGCCGCTGAATACGTTAGAAGCTACGTTTCCAATGCTGCTACCCATGATGCCGCCGCCAGCAGTGCCTGCGCCAACAGTACCTGTGCCGCCGCCGCCTCCGGAAGGCATAAGAGCGCCAGCAACGCGCCCAGCGCCTTGAACAAGAGACTGTCCTACACCAGACGGATTTACTGCGCGGGAAAGACCGCCAAGCAAACCAGAGCCGCCAACCACCTGTGCTCCCGTAGAATACCCCGGTGCGGCAGATGTCCAGTTAATTGCTGTACCGGGGGTACCGATTGCATTACCTAGACCAGCCGTCAAGGCAGATGTAGCACCGCCAAGAAGTGCGCCGCGAAGGCCGCCACCGCTTAGTGCGCCACCAGCCGCGCCGCCGATGATGCCGCCAATACCGGGCGCGACAATGTTACCAACAATCGGAAGTGCGATAGACGCTATGCGTCGAAGTGACCTACTCATTTTTCAAACTCCACAAAGTTTTTGACTTTTTAAACCCGTTAAGAGCGAGAAGCCGCCCCACCTTTTCATCACCGACAAGAAAATTAAGCTCTGCGTTTAAATCCTTGGCGTATTCTTTCATTTTTTGAAGCAGCTTAACTGCCCATTTACCGCGATACTCTTTTTCTACAAAAAGACCGTCGCAAAAAGCCTCGTTTCTGTCCTTGTGGCGCGGATTATTGCTAATCATGATAATCGCATATCCAACAAGCTTTTCACCGTCTCGCATGGTAACCACGTTGCATAAGCCAGCATCACAAGCCTGTAAGTAGTAAAGCCAGTCAACATTTGGTGCGCCGTAATCATCTTTATCATCCATTTCGGCAACATGGCGGGAAACATTTTTTGCGATTTCCATTGCTACAGTTCCGCCGTTTACGATTTCAATTTTCATCATCGAACCTCCGCAATTCCGACTACAGTTACGGGAACTGTTACGTTTGTCCATGTCGGAACGAAAGCCCGCTGCGTGGCCGAACTAAACACGCCAGAGTTAGAGCCAGAGCCGCCAGCAAGCGCAAACAGCATTCCGTCAGCAATGACGTTAAGCGGAAAACCCGTGATATATGTGCTTCCAACCGTTGCACTGGTATTCGTCACAGGCGTGACAACAACACGCCAAAACGCAAGGCTGGAACTGATTTGATAATACCTACCGGAAAAGGATGCCGAGCCGCCTGTTTGCGTCAGGTTTGTAAAAACAGGAGTCCAGTCTTTGCCTTGGTCACCACGAAAAATACCGTCAAAAAACAGGGTCCAAGGAATTGTAGGCATACCACCTAGTTCTTGGTCAATAATCGGATGCTCAATCGGAGGTGGGTTTCTATTGCCAGCCATTAAAACAGGTAACTCCCCGTTATGGCGACTTTTATAGGGTCAGAAATTTGAATTTTGAACGTCATGATATCGGCAATCCCCAACCTTCTAAAGACGACTTTGGTTTTGTATTTACCCACTCTGCCAATCGGTGTTGTGTATAAATCAGACCATGTTCGTGCGCCGTCTTTGCTTAGCTGCAAGGAAATTAGAGGATTAGAACCTTGGCCGGACTGTAGCCCCACGCCAACTTCTACGCCAATTTCGAGTTTATTATATCGAATTTCTCGGCCTTCGTCACTCAAATGTGTATAAATCCTCTCCCGCAGAATAGGATTTCCAGCATCGGAATAGTAGTCCATAGACATTTCATAAATCTTGCCAGTCAGTCGGCTTCCTACTAGATGCTTGCCAAAGATATACATATAGCAGCAGCCTAGCTGTTGTTCAAACTGCCCGAATTGGTTGAGATAAGCTCTCTCATGCCAAATCTGCGTGGTTACATCGTAAACCAGCGTGGTAGGCAGGCCGCCACCAGTCAGGACGTAGAACAAGCTACCATCTTCCTGATAGGCATAAGCGCGGACATTCTCAAGGTCGGATGCGTCTTGAATAATGCGCTCAATCGGCGCGTTTGAAATACGGCGCGGAGTGAAGCCTCTTGTCTGATAAACAATGCCACGGCCAAATTTATCAGCCCCAAGCCAGAAAAGGCTGTTATCCAATTCAACGACAGAATGCGGCGCAAGGCATCCAATCTCCATTTTTGCCCCAGCAATACGCTGGAAAGGAAAGCCGCTGTTACCCGTGTTTGTCCATACTTCGCTGGTTTCAGTGCCCAAAAGCCACAACTGGCCGATTGCGTTATAAACGCGCACCAAATCATCGGGAGAGCTTTCAGCCGTGGCAAAATCCAGCGCGTTCCACGATGTGCCGTCATACAGGGCAGAAATATAAAAGCTGCCCGTATTATTACGGTTAATAACAAAATACCCGTCAATAAACGTCACCGTTCCAACAAGCGGCAAATCAACGTCGGTTACTTTCTGGAATACGTTTGTTGCATAGGTGAAAATGTAAAGGCTTGTGCCATCGCAGATGCAAAGCTGAAAGCCGTTTTCGGCCATCGAAACAATACCGCTGGACTGGTCTAGCGTTCCTCTCGATGTAGATGTGCCGCTTTGGCTGATTTCGTATAGCTGAGAGCCAGAAACCGCAAAGCCGCGCCCGTTTGTCGCCTGAAACAGCCCACGGATAGGAAAGCCGCCAATATTGCTAAATTCAGCCAGACCCGGCGTTCCATATAGGGCGGCAACCTCTTTACCCATCTGGTCAAATACCGGATACATATTAACCGTCCGCTGCGCGTCAAACGGCAAAGAGCGTTCCTGATATGTCGGGCCGACCAGATTGATTTTCAATTTTCCCACCCCGTGTAGATATTGCGAATGCCAGCCGTCATAGGCGCTGCATCCATCATGCGGGTTTTCATGATAGCCAGCTTGATAGAGCCTTTTGTGTCATTCGCCATTTTCATGAGTATCTGGTCAGGCTCTTGGCCATATTGCGGGGCAAGCCATACAGCGAGATTGTAAACGATTGCAGCTTCCCATCCCGGCGGATAAGAAACATCATCATCCAAATCAAATTCAGTTAGCGGCTTTTCTGACAACAAATAAAGAACGTATGCCGTAGACGGAACAGGCCAAAGGCGTATCTTGGCTTGCGGAAAACCGTTGTCGTAGTTAAGCCAATACGGGATGCCGGAGATGTCTTTCTGCGTGATGTATTGATTATACATGACATCGTCAATAATCGCCACCGGAAGGTCAACAGAGCCATCACGAACATGCGCCTCCACTACCTTAATCGGGCGCGATGTATCAAAGTCTGCGCCTGTCCCGATGGTATATTCGCCATCACCGCCAGAAAGCGTGAAGTTCTCCCATGCGCGGGCAACACACAAAAGGCTTTCATTCGACCAGCTAGAAAGCATGGCGTTCATCGTCGCCATGCCGTCATTAGCTTCGTCTGCGCTTGGCGTTTCCGTTTTAGTCAGAATACCAGCCTGCATCATGGCGCGGCGGATGATGTCCCGTGCTGTGGTCATTCGCCTTTTTCCTTTGCGGCTTCAATCATTTCCAAGATTTTAGCTGCGCCAGCTTTATGATGCGGTTTCAGACCCATTGCTTCGGCTTCTGCGCGGAGAGCGTCAAGGTCAAATTCCTCTGCATATTCCTTACCTTCGACAATCCAACCTTGTTTTTCCAGAGAAGGAATGAGAGAGCTTTCAGGATTAAGGAATTTAACAGCCTTGCCCTTTTTAAGGGTGACAGTTTTTTCTTGGCTCATTTACCCCTCCGACGAAAAATAAACAGTAGCCGAACCGCTGGCCGTAATAGCAGCCAAATGTGTGTCTTTTGGGTTTCTGGTAAAGCTATAAGTTTCACCAGCGCCCAAAAATTGGCCAGACGTAGTTGCGGCGACATCAGAAGCGCCAGATTTAAGAAATACCGCTACTGTGCCAGAATTATAAACACGCACAACGCCCATTCCGTTATTGAGCGGGTAAGCTGCCCGTGCAGATGAAGTTGTAGCAGAAATAGACGCAGACGGCGTATTGATATGTGAAGCCATTTTCCACCTATATTGAGAGTTATGGGGGCTTTTACACCCCCATATATTAGCTGATAATGCGGTAGTTATACACGCTCGTGTCAGATGCCGTTCCAGCAACCGTAAAGCCAGTGCCCGGCGTAATCGTCTTGACGTTCGGCGCGTTCGGAGAAACCGTGCCGCCTACCGTTTTCAGCGTGAAAACGATAATGCTGTTTGCCGTTACTGCCGGATTTGCAACAGTTACGCCAGTCGCGCCGTTAAGCGTTACAGTGCCGCTAGAGCCGTACAGTTCAGCAAAGTTCTCGTTCAGAACTTCACGGGTATCAGCCGTCAAAGCACCTTCGAATTTAACTTCTTGTCTTGCCATAGTTTAAAACCTTTCAGAAAAGTGGGGGAGAGCCTAAACCCTCCCCCGTTGTCGTTAGCTAGACAGGCGAACCGACCATTCAGGACGGGTAGCCGCGATACCACCAAGGAAGTCAAGACGCATAATCAGGTTATCCGTCTTAACGTCGTAGTCACGCAGGACGCGCAGGGTGAAACCTTCATGGCTTTCCTGTGCAGCCATATCCAGACCGTCAGGCATAACCAGCGGAACGGAAACCATGCGGAAAGCCGACTTGTGGTAAACAAGGTTTTGGCGGTAGCCCGTGGATGCCGAACCAGACAGAACCGTGATTGCCGCGCCATCGACGGGGAATGCGTCAATGTTTTGCAGGCCATCAGATGCGCTGGTATACATAGCCGGAGAAACCGTCAGGGTAGCATAGCCGTTACCGTCTGCCGTTACGTTCGATTGAACAACGAACGGTTGGAGGTAATCCAGACGCTCTTTGGTAATCGGGTGGACAGCATAGACGTTGGCAACCGTGAAGGTCGTACCAGCCGTGACCGTACCAGTAGTCGTGGTCAGCCCTTCAACTACCAGCGAGGTCGAACCCTCAACCGATACCGTGGTGCGCACTTCGAAAGAAACGTCGTTACCGTTGGTATGGCTCGGCAGAAGGTTGTTACGCAGGAAGGTCAGACCGTCAGAGCGACCCATTGCGCCTTCTTTGTACTGCTTGGCAACTTCCGCGCTGTCTTGGAAAAGACCTTTGCGGGCGTTAACAGCAGAACGGTTGGCTTGCGGGGTCAGCAGAGCGAAACGGTTAGAGAAGTCAGGACAAGCCTGCTCGTCAATCCGTGCGTTAGCTGCCAGCATCGTATCGGTATCGAATACCGTCGAGCCGGGGCTGCCGATTTGGTTATAAGTTGCCAGAGAAGCGCGTTGCAGCATCGTTTGCTCGATATGCTGAGCCATTGAGCTAACAGCAGGCTCAAGGATACGCTTTGCCCAAGATTTCAGCGCAAGGTCAGTAGCGATTTCTGCCGAAGTCAGAGATACGCCGACGACTTTGCGGATATCAAGGGAAAGAGCGACTTTTTCCTCCGAAACGTCTTGAATGGTAGAAGTGATATCAGCATTCGAGCCGGGGATAAAACGGGCAGGCTTGTTGATGTAGATGGTATCACCAGCCATAAAACCGTTTTTGCCCTGAAAATCAGTTTCGTCTGCTTTGTCGATAGTCTTGGCGAATTGGCATTTATCCGCCAGCATAGCAGCGCCCATCTTAGCGATGACGCCTGCTACGTCTTTAATGTTGTTGATAGCGTTAGGCATGTCTTACTCCTTATGAGCGAACCCAATCGACCAGTTCATCTGGCTTCATGGTGTTCAATGTTTTGGAAACAGCCCGCGAACCCTTCGCGGCGCTGATAGGTTTAGGTGCAGACGTGACTTGCGGTGCGGCGACTTCTTTCATTTGCGCGTTATAAAGAGCTACAGCGGCCAGATGCGGCGGCATGTATGCCAGCCTTTCCAGTGCGCCTTCTTTATACAGGTTGTAGATTGCCAACGGCGCGTTATCGAGCGCTTCGGCAATTTCCTGAATTTCAGGCGGCATTTGCTCAAGAATTGGCATCACTTGTGCAAAAAGCTCTTTTGCTTCCGGTACTTTTTCGAAAAGCTCAACAGCCTTATTGCCGATATATTCTGCCCGTTCTTCTCTGTAGAGTTCTTTATGCTGCAATTCCAGAGCCGACAGGCGCTCTTGCCCCTGCTGCATTCTGTCCTCAGTCAGCGTGTGCTTTGCCGTGTGGATTGCCATAGCTTTCAGGTATTCCTGCACAGTCTGAAAATCTTCCAGCTTAGGCTCGGAAGCAGGCTGAGCGGATTTCCCGACTTCTTGGGCTTTCCGCAAGGCTTCAATTTCTTTCGCCAGAGCATCACGCTCGGCCTTGAATTTATTCGCATTCTTTTTATGCCGCGAAATAGCATTTACTGCCTTCTTTGGGAATGGCGTATCATCTTGAGCATCTGCATCAAGGTCTTGCGCTTCTTCCTGCTCAGGCGCATCAGCCGCTTCGGTTTCTACTGCCGCAACATCGGTTTCCGGCGCTTCTACTTCTGCAACGATTTCTTTTTGGTCAATCATAGGTTTCCCCTAAATTTCCGCGCCATAATTGGCTACGGATTGCCCTGCGGCAATTACGTCGGCCTCTGCTTGGCCTAATACTTTCAGCTTTTCCAGATTTAGCTTTTCTTGCTCAATCGCAAGTTCCTGCTGTTTAATCTGCGCCTCAAAAACAGCCTTTTGCTGTTCAAAAGCAACGCGCTGCTGTTCTAGCTGAATATTCATACGCTCAATCTCAAGCTTGTTTGCTTCGGATTGCGCCTTAATCTGGATTTCTGCTTGTTTGTCCTGTAGCTGCTGAGCCATCTGCTGCATCTGAGCCTGCATTTCAGCAATAGCTGCCTGCCCCTGCTCAATGACTTGCTGCATCTGTGCAACTCGCGGGTCTTGCTTGTCGCTTTCTTCCAGAAGCTGCGGCGGGATTGTTTTCTTGATGCGCTCGGAAATAGCCTGTGCGCCCGGAATATCCATGTACTTAAACGCCAAGTCACCGATAACTTGCATCAGGTCAGGGCGCTGGTTGATTACCTGAGTGAAAAACTCTGCTGCTTCTTGGCGCATTGTGGTAAACGAATTACCCGTAACGACGCGAACATCGTATTTACCCTTTTTCAGGTCATATTCTTCTTTTTGTCCTTCGACCATTGCTCCGTTAAGGCCGACTTCCTTCACATCATCTTCATCGCCGATAATGCGCTCAACGCGGGAAGTGTCATAGATTTCAGGAATGGCACAAACAAGGACGCGGCCAGCGTGTGTAATTGACTTGTTCAGGTTATCGGCAAAGTGGAACGTGCCAATCTCGCCCTCTTGTTTGCGGCGCTGGATAGCAATACCTGACGTTTCGTTAGACGACTGCCCCAAGCTGGCGTTATACATGCCAATGGCGGCCTTGATATCATCTACGCTCGCCAATGCAGCATTAAACACGCCAGCAGGCGTTTGCGGAGGGTCTAGGCGCTGCGGCGGCGGGATAGGGTTGCCAAGTGCATCGGCTGTCTTGTAACGCAATACAGCCGATTTAGAAGGGTTCTTCCAGTCTTCTGCCCATTCTTCAATCTGCCCCTCAGCAGCCATAAACGGTGCCTCCGTCTGGCGCATAAGGATTTCAGCTTCCTTAGACTTCCACCAGTTATGAAGCTGTTGCGCCTGCTTTGCGCGGCGAATAAGGCTGTAAATCTGGCGCTTGCCTTCAACCCAAAATTCCTCGCCATAAACGGGAATAATCGGGATGTATTTGCCGGGAAACTCGGTTTCTTCCAGAATATCGCTGCCGGACATTTTCGTGCGACGGACGCGCTTTCTTGCCACCTTACGCTTAGCTTTCGGCTCGGGCATACCTTCTTTGATTTCAAGGCGGCTGCCGTCTTCGTAAAGGCCAAACTCTTTGTATTCTTCCTCAATCTCGAAAAATTCCGCAATCGAGATATAGTCCGCGTCTTTAAGCTCTTTAACCTTTTCATCGTCAAAGCTGCACGGCGAAAAGTCAGGGTATTTTTCCCTGAACTCTTTGACGGTCATTTTGTCGATAACAAACGCATGTTTTGCGTCGGAGCCGTCAATCTCGATGCTTTGGCTGTCCAGATAAATCGCCGTGTTGTTCACAACGCGGCAGATTTTAAGCTCTTGCTCAAAGCTCTCATCGTCAATGTAGTCATGGTCAACGCGCAGCCAACCAAGGCCAGTTCGGACGGAATAAAGCGCAGCGGTATCATACGCATCATCCGCGCCTGATTTGTATTCGATGTTCTTAATAAGCCCTTTGAATACCTCAGCCGTTTCTTCATCGCCATCCTTTGCGGGAATGACGTTGATTGTCGGCGTATTCATGCGGATTTGGTTGACCACTTGGCGGGTGAATTGGCCAAGCTTGTCGAGCGTCAGGGCAGGGCGGCCAGTTCGTTCTCGCTCTTGATAGTCGCGGCCATTCCACTGTGCGCCCGTTTCATCGGACAAAAACCGCGCATCTTGCTGCACCGCTTCATAAATGCGTGACCAAGCCTCTTTCTCTCTTTGATAAAGGCTTTTCGCATATTCTACATAATTCTTGTTTTTATCGGCCAACTGCTGAAACCTTTTGTGGGTGTTTCAACGGTTGCCGATGTCCCGAAGGCTCTAGTGGCATACAGTCAAGGATATAATATTTTACTTTGCATGGCATGTAAAGCGTTATCCCATCCAGCTTCCACCGCCAATCTGCATATTTACTTGACGCTTGGGTGCTATGGCGTTTTTAACGCTAGCCGTGGCAATCGCCGCATATCTAGCCGCAGATGCAGCGTGTGATGTCCAGTCATGATGCGGTTTTGATTTGAACGCCTGTCTATCTTCGTCCCATTCGTATTTGTAGTTTTCCAGCGCATGAAGCCCCTCGGCGCATTTCTTGTCGTCGAAAACGGAAAATCCGATAGTCTGGCGCAAAAGCTCAATGCCGGGATTGATATCAACTTCACGCTGCAAAACTCTGTTAGAAACGCCCATTTGTGTTAGCTGCGCCGAAACAGACAAGCCCCTGATATTTCCATGTCCACCGTCATGCGGCAGGAAGTGGCCTTGCTTCATGTAGTTATACGGCTTTTCCTTAACAATCTTTGCGTAATGGTCTAACTGCTCTCCGCTGTTTTCGTAGTAATCCAGCCAGCGCAATTCACGTCCGACGAATTGCAGCCACCAAATCGCAGTCGCATCCCCAAAGCCCAAATCCCAAGCAGTGAACACTTCGCTGATAGCGTCATAAGGCACACGGCAAATGCGGCCTTCCTCTCTGGCCTTGGTAATCTGCTTTGCCAACACAGCACCGCTGCGGCGTGTGTCAGGCTCACCTTCCCAAACGTGCTGATACGCTTCGTTGTCCTCTTTTTCCAGCCTCTCGCGCTCTTTGTTCAATACAGAAGGGAAAAATGGATTGTCTCGCCAGCTTACTTTTTTTGTAAACGTGTCCGGATTGCGATTAGCAACAAATCTGCGGTATGTGGGGTCGTTAACAGACTTTACGTTAAAGCTAACCCATATCTCTGAGCCTTCTTTGCGAATTGTCGGAATAACAATCTCATAGCTGCGGTCAGATACGTTTTCAGCCTCCTCAATCCAAAGCCTGTCTGCGCCCTCAAGCGATTTCAGGTCGGTTGTGTTATGCTTCAGGCCGCGAAAAATAAACTTCGTGCCATTCTTGCCGCGTATCTCGGTTTCAAGCACCTGATAGAAGCTATCAAGGCCGTGCAGCTTAATGATGTCAGCTAAAAGCTGGTGAACGCTATCCTTGATGCTTTTCTGTATTTCACGAGCGCAAACGATGCGAAGCGGCGCTTCCATGCCCTGAACTAGTAAAGCGCGAGCGAAGTTGTGAGACTTTGCTGCGCCACGACCGCCGTAAAATACCTTGTAGCGTTTCGGCTTAAATAGCGGCTCAAACGCTGATGGAATTTCAATCTTTCGGACTGACAAATTCCACCTTGATTTGCGTGAGAGCATCGGCAGGCTTGCCGTCTTTGTCTAGGTTCTGGACTTCCTGCCTTGCAAGTTTTGGGTAAAGGTAATCAGCGAACTTTGCCAGCACCTCAAAGCGGCGCTCAGGGCTTTCTATCTCCGCCAGCCATTCGACCATCTGCGGCGTGGCGTATTCAAACAGGTTATTTAGCCCCTGCTTAAATTCGACAGTGGCTTTATTCTGAACGCCCTTTTTTCTGCCGCCATTGGTCGGAATTGGCTGACCATTGATAGGGGAAACAGGGATATTCTTCGAATTTTCTTTCCCATTGTCCATATCGCAATTTTAAACACATCTTGCGATAATGGCAATAGGCGATTAACGGTTATTTAATCTCTTTGTAACCGTTTTTCTGCAAAATCTCTTTGCACTTTGCGTCTTGGTCTTTTTGCAAGTGATATCCAAGGATGCCGCCCGCGATTGATGCTGTCGTGTTACCGCCGCAAGTCTCTACATCTCCGGTTTTCGGGTTTTTCAGCGTATAGGTAGGCGTGGTGCAGGCTGCGACGAAAAGGCAGGCCGTGATTGCGATAACTTGTTTCATGTTTGTATCCTCCGTTGTTTTCTTATTTTAAGCTTTTCTGGTTAATTTTTACTTAAACACCCGCTCAATCCGGCTGACATTCAACACGCGCTGGATTTCAGGCAAAAACCGCTGCGCCCTGCCCAATCCGTCTTGGTCGTCTACGAACAAAATGTCTTCGGAAAGCCACGCATCACGGAATAGGCCGTAAACGGCGTGGGCGGGCAGTACAGAGGCTAGGCGGTTATGGAGGTCAGTTGGATACCATGAGAAGTCTGGCTGCTCTTGGCGCATGCCAATCAGGAAGGTTGAGAGTTTGTGGTGCATGAGTTTAATCCCCATTATAAACATATACTCTAACAGTTTTTCTTTCTTTTTGGCACCAAACAGGTTTTGAAATGTATCCGCAAATTGAAGCAATTTTTGAATAACCATTTCCAAAAATTTGTTTAACTTTGTATGGTAGAATTATCCCTTTGTCGTTTTCTAAATCCTTAAGAACTTTCTTATGTTTTTCAATTTCTTCTTGATTGTTTGAAACATAATCAAAATCAAATAAAGAAAGTTTCTTTTTTATCTTTTTTATTTTTATATCAACAATCTTTAACTCTGCCAGAATTTCAAAATATTCATCTTTGCTAATGTTCATACTTATAACTCCATATTTTTTGTATTTTGTAACAC